TTGATATTACAAAATTTGAAAGTGTTGATCAAATTGTTACACATGAGATAGATGCAATAGATTCTGACAATTATAACAAACAGAAACTATTAGAGATATATGGCGAACTATGATAAAGATAAAAGACTTAACCGTTAAAAACTTTATGAGTGTGGGTAATCAGACCCAAGCAGTTGACTTCAGCAACAGACAACTTACACTGGTGCTTGGAGAAAACTTGGATCAAGGAGGAGATGACTCAGGCTCACGTAACGGTACAGGTAAGACCACCATCATCAACGCACTTTCTTATGCGTTGTATGGTGTGGCCCTGACAAACATTAAAAGAAATAATTTAATTAACAAAACCAACGGCAAAGGTATGTTGGTTACACTTAACTTTGAAAAGAATGGTACAAAATACAGAGTAGAAAGAGGACGTGGTCCTAATGTACTAAAGTTTTTTATTGAAGATCAAGAACAAGAAATTACAGACGAGTCGCAAGGCGATAGCCGTAAGACACAAGAAACTATTGATGACTTATTACAAATGAGTCATACAATGTTTAAGCATTTGGTTGCACTAAACACTTATACAGAACCTTTTTTAAGTTTAAAGCCAAATGATCAACGTGCTATTATTGAACAGTTACTTGGTATTACTATTCTTTCTGAAAAAGCAGAACAGTTAAAAGTAAAACAAAAAGAAGTACGTGACGGTATTACAGAAGAAACTGCAAGAATAAATGGTATTCAAACTGCAAACGAAAAAGTTGCAGAAACAATTAGCAGTTTAAAAATTAAAAGCAATGCTTGGCGTCAACAAAATGCAAAAGACTGTGAAAAATTACAGAACGGTATTGATGAATTAGAAAGTCTTGACATTGAAACAGAGATTGCAAGTCATGAAACACTACAAACTTGGGAAGAAACAGACAAACACAAACGTAATTTAGAAAAAGAACGTGCAACACTTGAAAGTGCATTACAACAAACTGATAGACAAGTTACAAAAGTTACTAATGAACTTGAATCCCTTGATGATGCAAAGTGTCATGCTTGTGGACAAGACTTACACGAAGAAAAGAAAGAAGAAATTAAAAGTAAACTTCAATCAGAGTATGGTGAAACTATGACATACTTGATGGAAATTAATACAAAGTTTGAAAAGGTACAAGAAAAACTTTCTGAAATAGGTGAACTTGATAGTAAGCCGATTACTTTTTATGAAACTGCCAAAGAAGCATACGAGCATAGAAGTAATGTTGACAATCTTAAACAAGCACTTAAGAGTAAAGAAACAGAATCAGATCCTTATGTTGATCAAATTGAAGAACTTGAGCAAACTGCAATACAAGAAGTCAATTGGGACACTGTAAATGAACTAACAAGTATGCAAGAACATCAAAACTTCTTGTATAAACTGCTAACAAACAAAGATTCGTTTATACGTAAAAAGATTATTGAGCAAAATCTTGCTTATCTAAACAATAGACTAACACACTATCTTGATAAAGTAGGATTACCGCACACAGTTGTTTTCCAAAATGACTTAACTGTGGAAATTACACAACTTGGACAGGACTTAGACTTTGATAATTTAAGTAGAGGTGAAAGAAACAGACTTATACTTGGATTAAGTTTTGCATTTAGAGATGTATGGGAAAGTTTATATCAAAGTATCAACTTATTATTTGTTGATGAACTTATTGATAGCGGAATGGATACACAAGGTGTAGAAAACAGTTTGGCTATTCTTAAGAAAATGGGTAGAGAACGCAAAAAGAACATATATCTTATTTCGCACAAGGATGAATTACAAGGTCGTGTAAACAATGTACTAAAGGTTGTAAAAGAAAACGGCTTTACAAGTTACGCAAATGATATTGATATAGTACAATGAGCATACAAGACGATACACATGACAAATTAACTAAGGCTTACTTAGAATATTACAAAGCAAACGAACGTTTTGAGAAAAATGGTGGTGTACGCACCATGCAAGAATCTCGAAAATGGTTGAGAGAAATCAGATCACAGGCTAAAATACGTATGGACGAAATAAAAAAGGCATACGATTCCAAAAAAGACCCCAAGGCAGAATAGGTAAGAGTAAGTATCACTATGAAGTGGACTTACAAAGGACAAGAAGTTTCAGAAATACCAGAAGGTATTGAAGGCTTTGTGTACATAATAACAAACACAACAAATAATCGTAAGTACATAGGCAAGAAATTAGCAAAATTTAAAAAAACACGCCCACCCTTAAAAGGCAGAAAAAACAAAAGACGTGAAAAAGTAGAATCAGACTGGAGAGACTATTGGGGATCTTCAGATCATTTACTTGAAGATGTACAAAAATTAGGCGAAGACAAGTTTACAAGGGAAATTTTACACTACTGTGAAAGCAAAGGCGTATTAAGTTATCTTGAAGCCAAAGAACAATTCGATAGAAGAGTTTTAGAAACTGATGAATATTACAATGGTATTATCAATGTACGTGTTGGAAGTTCAAAAATTCTTAAAGAAGCACTTAAAAAATTAAAATAGGCAAGTACATAGCAACATTGTTTGGTCGGGGCGGCTCGACTCACCTTGAGGACATTGTGAAAGTATGTTCAGACACTGGTGCGTTGCAAGGACAATGCTAACTTAAGGCATAAAAGATGACGGCTCTGAGAAAAAGCAACCGTCAAGGCATGAAGTTTCGACTGTTTGGGACTGATTGCTTTCCGTGGATATTGCGAATGCTCAAGTAGGGAGTTGAAGGTCTACCGCTTCCGTACATATAATATATGTAATCTTGTTAAACAGTTTGGTGATGCTAACTCACATGATGTGAAACCAAACAGTTCGTCCGGCAACGGGCGAATTGTGGCTCAACTATCTACATGATGCTAAATGCTTCGCATTTATTATAGCACAAAATAAGTGTTTGAGCGAAAGCGAAAACACAGTTGATCTTTAGATCAACTTTACAGTTACTTAATAACGATTGCTTAGATCTTTAAGATAATCATTAGGTCGCATTTTCACTTCGGTATTGATCTGATTCTCTGTACCTGTATTATGTTTACAAACAATCTCACTATCACGTGTAAAATAGAAACCTAATTCTTCAGCCTTTTCCATAAAAGCCAAAAAGGCACTTTCTAACTCTACTACCTCTTTTTTGTTCATGATTTAATCATACAAGTCCGGGTCGCGGCCCAGCCCCTTAGGGCGTGGCGGGTGTACCTCGAGTATCTCGTATTCCTCGTTGGGGTTGATGTTTTGTAGGTTGTATGCCACTTCAAATGCCTCATCCGCACTATCGCAACGGTTTACTGCATTCTTGACAACAACAATAAATTTATTGTTACTCATCGTAAGAATATTTAATAATACTTATCGATAATAAATAGTATTAGTTAAAAAACAAGGACTTTACGATGAAAGTATCACAAATTGTAGTAGAAACACAAAAAGAACCCACTAATGAGGCACCTGTAAGCGGTATTAAACAAGGCTTACGTAAGTTTGGTGCTAAAGCGGCCGCAAAAGTTGGTATGAAAAATACTGCTATGGGCATGGCAGGTTCATATGATACTGGTGATGAAGCAAATAAATTACGTGGTGAGTTCCAAAATTACATGGGACAAACTGGACAAAATATTAATAAGTTTGATAATAGTGAATTAGTAGCCTGGTTAAAGAGCAAAAAGTATCCTGTTGCAGGTGTTGATCCTAATGGACAGGGTAATAAAAAGTCATTAGACAAAGTTTTGTTAAAAGTTGTACAAGATTCTAAAAGAGTTGGCGGTGGATCTGCAGGAGCAGGTGCCCAACCGTCGGCAGGGGCTTCCGCTGGCGCGGGTGCTGGCACGGGTACAACTACAGGTGCAGGTGCTACTGCAACAGGTAGTTCAACTGCACCGGCTGGCAAGGCACCGCCACAAGGTAATGGTAGTGCAGTAGGACAAGCAAAATCAATACCTCCTGGGATTCAAGCACAATTAGATCAACTTAACTCAGGTGAAAAGAAACAGTTAGCGAGTATGTTATAATGAAACTTTACGAATTAAACACACCAAACAATAGAACATCACAAATACTTACTGAAGGTTATCAGGATCTAACTGAAACACAAAAAATTTATTTAAACAGATGGGAACGTGAACTTTGGCCACTACTTGAAGAATATCAAAAAGTATGTGAGCAAACACTAACAGCAGATCAAATCAAAGCAATCTTCCAAGGCGCAGAAGATACTGCAATGGCAAGTGGCGATAATAAAACTATTGCTGGTAAAGTAGGAGGTGCCGCGGCGGCAGTTGCTAAACTTCCTGTAGACATTGCTAAAAAAGTAGATGCAAAAATTAATGAATTAGGACGCATGGCACAAAACGCTGGTCCAGTTAAAAACATGGATCAGAAGTTTGAAGAACTTAAAAAGAAAATTGAATCAGAAAATTCAGACAGCAAAATTGTACAAGGTATCAAAAAAGTAAGTGACTGGGCAAAAGAAAATCCAGGCAAGGCAAGTATTGCAGTTGGTATCTTAACTACTGTGGCGGCATTCGCAGGTGGACCAATGGGTGGTGCGGCCGCTGGTTTAATTTTACGTTCAACAAAAGATTTATTACAAGGTGAAAAACTTTCAACAGCAGTTGGTAAGTCAGTTAAAACAGCGGCATATGGTGCTCTTGCTGGTATGGCAATCCAAGGCTTAACTGATAACATGGTTGACAACATTGCAACAGGTAGTGAAGCAGAAGCAGATGCAATGATGAAAGGCTTTGAAAAAGCCAACTTCGAAGCGGCAGTAGATGGCGCAGTAGCAGATGCAGGATTTGATGCAGGTGTACTTGACGGTGCACGTAACTTAAAAATGTCTGGTAACATCAACGGCTTCTTTTACAATTATGATATGACAATGACTGCTGATCAAGTTGCAACATACAAAGCATTGTCTGATGCGGCGGCAAATGCAGAAACATTTAGTCCCGAGTACTACAAAGCGGCAGGTGAATTACATGGATTCCTTGCAACAACACAACAAGCAAACCAAGATTTAACTGCACTTGCACAAACAATTAAAGAAATTCCAAAAGATGTTTTAACAAGCGATCAAATAGATCAAGCGATTGCTGTACTTGACAATGCAGACGAGACAATTGAAAAAATTATGGACATTGGTGGTCCAGCCGCGGCGGCGGCACAAGGTGCTCTTCAAACTGTTGACGACAAAAACAAAGAGATGCACAAAGTCAAACCAATTGATCCAAAAGAAAAAGAACAACTTGAATTATCACTAAAAGGCGGAGAAGACAATCCAGCAGATGACAAAGTTGCTGTAAGAAGCACAACTGATTCAATCGATTATGCAGATGCATATGCTTATATGCTTAAAGAATATATTGCTGAACAAGAACCTGCACAAGGGGATTTACCATTAAACAATCCTAATACAGCAGGTGCTAAACTAAAAAGAGGTTTAGGAAAAGTAGGCAGTGCTATTAAAGGTGCGGCAGGCAAAGCGGCCGCAGGTGTTAAACAAGTTGGTAAAGATTTAGGTAACAAAGTAACTGCGAACAAGTTGATGAAAACTTGGAAGGCACAGGGCGAACCAACTGACGCAGGTGCTGTGATGGGTATTTTAAGTGATGCAGGCTTAACAAATGATCAAATCAAATCCATAGGACAAACTGCTAAAGTAGATTTAAAACCAGCAACTACTCCAGCAAAAGCGGCCGCAGGCGCTGATGCAAGTGCTGATACAGATGCAGGAGCACCAGAAGGTGGAGCACCAGCAGGTGGTGGCGAAACAGATGGCGGCGCACCAGCAAGTGGCGGAGCAAAAGCAAGTGGTGGAGCAAAAGCAGGTTCAGGTAGCGGAGACATTGCAAAAGTAGGAGCCAATCCTGCTAAAGATGGTCCATTTGATATGAAGAAAAGTCCACCAACAGGAACTAATGCAGGTTTAAAGAAAGGCGACTTTGAATGGAAAGGCGCACAGTGGGTAAATCTTAAAACTGGTAAAATTGCGGACAAAGCCACAGCGGCAAAACTTGGTAATCCTAAATTAGCAGAACTTGTAGATGAAATTAAAAAAGCAAACGTAGTCGACCTTGTTAAAGATCAATTATCTGCTCCAGGTGTTAAAGCAGGTACTAAAGGTGCTCAAGTTACAAAACAAATGGTAAGCAAAGCGGCTCAACAAGCAACTGCTGACACAGGTATTAAAACTGGTACAGCAAATAAGACAAGAGCAGATCAACGTTTCCAAAAAACAACAGCCTAAAAGAACGGCATATTAGTTTTCTTAGTTGTCTCTAAATTATCATCAATTACTTTACTTGCGATTTCACGATCTTCTGGACCGAAGTCGTATGCTTCAGTTAATGTTACCCCGCCTCGCATATACCAAACAATCTTCATAAGATTAAGTTTCATTTCCTTAATCTCATTCTCCATCTTCTTGGCTTGTTGCTCGATCTTCTCAGGAGGCCAGGTAACGATTAACGTGCGAAAAAATTTGATTGATCAAACGTGATCGGTACTTCAAATGTTTCAGGAGCACCTTTTTTACGTTCGTCCTCTTCTGTTGTAACCACTAATGGTTTCAATGCAGTGTCTTTTCTAACATCTTCAATATATTTTGTAAGTGCATCGTAAATTTCTCCATCAACACTTTCAAAAAATTCTTTGATATGTTTTTTGTTTACAACCATTTCTTCTTGTTGGAATTGTACTCCGTCAACTTGATCAACAATCATATCTACAGTCATGTTACTGATTGCACTAAATGATTGATTAAACTGAGCAAGTTTATCTTCGTCTTTCATTTTACTGTCTTGGATTGACTGGATTAAACGCTGTTGCTCGAATCCTTTAAGAGCAATCTGTGTAAAAGCCATGTAATTCGTTGGACGTAATTTAAAAGTAAAGTCTCCAATAGTAAAGTTTTCAGGAAAAGTTCTACCAATCAATGTATCCATTAATTGTACTAAATCTACTTCGTAATCCTTTTCAATATCAGTATTTGGAACTTTTGCCTTTACAGTCATCTTCTGTCCATATGATGCAATTCTAATTGCAATCAAAATCATATCTAAATCAATGCTTGGTATGTGATAAGCATCTTTAATATTAGGAATACAACTTTGAATCATAGTAACAGTTGATTGACCATTTACTAATGCATCTGGAGTTTTCAAAACCATTTCGTCTTTGGCAGTCATAGAATAAACTGGCAACTCACCATTTTCTGGCATATCAATTGATCCTGCTGGCCACCATTTTCCGCCTGATGGCAATTGAATAAAAATTTTAGGTTGCCTAAAATGTTTTGCCAACGGGTTTTGACCTTGAGGTTGTGCGCCTGGCTGTATTTGTGCGCCACCTAAAGGTTGATTATTTTCTGCCATCTTTTTCTCCTGCTAAATAGTAATAGCACATATATTTATAGTGTATTATAAAGTGAGTACTTAATTAATGGCAGTTGTAGTCGATATTCCAGGTTTTGGCAAAGTAAATGCCCAAAACGCCGCCGAAGAGGCAACCTTAAAAGAACTCTTGCGAGTAATGAAAGGCATGGCCAAAGGTGGTGGCGGTGGAGCAGGCGGTTCCGGAGGTGGCGGTGGCGCTGGTGGTTTTGCTGGTGTAATGGAAAAAGCAGGTAAGGGTGTAGGCAATTTTGGTGACGAAATACAAAACACAACTACTGTACTTGGAGATTTCAAACGTGGTTTAGCATCAATTGGTGGTATGTTTACCAAAACAATTGGTATGGCTACACAGAGTGTTATGGGTCTGGGAGCAGAACTGCTTACAGGCGGTAACAGAATGTCCGACTTTGTTAAGCACTTTCCTATTGTTGGAAATGCTTTAGGAGGTTTTGTAGGATATCTTGACGGTCAAGTAGACACATTTAGAAGTTTATCAGAAGTAGGTGCATCATTCGGTAATAACATTGTAGAAATGAACTTGGCGGCCGCGAATGCAGGTTTAAGCATGGATCAGTTCGCAGAGTTTGTAGGACAAAATTCAGACAAAATGTTGTTACTTGGAGGCACAGTAACTGAGGGTGCTAAACAGTTTGGTCAAATTACAAGGCAGATAAGAAATAGCAATAAAGACTTTATGGGAATGGGTTTCACTATGGAAGCCTTGAATGAACATACTGCCGAGTATATGGATCAGTTAGCAAGACAAGGTAGACTGTCAGGAATGAGTCAGGAGCAACTACGACAAGGTAGTGAAGATTACTTGATGCAGATTGATAGACTTGCAAAAGTTACAGGTAAGTCACGTAAAGAAGCAGAGGCTTTATTAGCAAAACAGAACCAAGAAGCAAATATTATTGCTATTCAACAAAAACTTTCTGGCGATGCATTACTAAACTTTAAAAGTAACTTGGCATTTGTTGATTCTGAATTACCAGGATTAAGTGATGCAGTTAAAGACTTGTCAGACGGTGTTGCACAAACTCCTTTAGGAAAAATATTAGCATCACAGGTTCCGGGATTTGCAGAACTACAAAAAGCCAACGCAGAAGGAACTGTAAGTCAAGAAGAATACATTGCACGTATGAAAGAGTTGATGCCAAACATTCAATCATTTGTTAGTTCAATGGACCCAGCGGCACTACAATCATTAATGGGTAAAGAAGGTTTTGACGGATTCTTAGCAACTGTAGGTGACGCGAATAAGTTTATGACAAAGGCTTACGATCCTGCGGCGGCGGCGGCAGAAGCAGACAAGCGTGAAAAAATAACTACTGCTCTTGCAAACTTTGAAAAAACTATTGCAGAAATTAGAAGCACTATAATGACAACACTTATTGAAAGTGGATTGTTCAAAAGATTGCAAGACTTAATGGGTAATTTCTTAGGTTGGTTTAACGAAAATAGTTCAGGCATTGGTGCTACTATGAACGAGTTATTTGACGCATTTTTAACAAAAGGTGAAAGTTTGATTAACTGGATTAAGAGTTTATACAATGCATCAGAAGGCGAAACAATGATGGACAAAATTATTGACGTTGGTAAAACTGTGCTTGGTACAGCGTTTAGTAAATTTGGTGAAATGTTTCAAAATTGGTTCGGTAATTGGTTTAAAGAAAACTTATCAAATATCATACTTGGTGCCTTAGGTGCACTTGGTGGATTATTACTTGCAGGACTACTTGGAGTAATCGTAGGACCAATCGCGGCACCATTCCTTGCAATTGGTGGTGCGTTGTTGGCAATCTTTGGAGTTGATTATATCAAAGATCTATTAGGCGGCGCATGGGATAAAATTACAGGATTGTTCGAATGGATTGGCGGAGTATTTGGTAAAATGGGAGATATAATTGGAGGACTTTGGGATAAAGTCAAATCAAAATTAAATCCATTTAATTGGTTTGGCGGCGACGATGAAGAAACAGTATCTGATGCAAGTGCATTGTCCAGTAGTTCTACAACAGCAATGGCAGACGCTTCTGGAAAAATAGTAGAAGAAAAAGTAGATACCAGTATGCCAGAATTGAAAACTGTCAGTTCAGACGCAAAGAATCAGAGTGATAGTGTAAATAATAACAGTAACAACGGTATGATGACAGCCTTATTACAAGAACAAAACACATTGTTAAGAGCCCAATTAAATGCAATGAAGGCATTACAAGGGAACTTAATGAAAGGATTAGCATAATATGAGTTGGAAAAGATATTTTACAAATGTGCCAACTGGCGATAACGATACAGGAAGCCTAAGTCCATTTAGTGGCAGAGGCGGAACCGAACCAGGACCAGCACGTTCAAATTATTCATCTTATTTGCCAGATGTATATGTTGGCAGTCCAAATCGTGTTGAAAGATACGGACAATATAATGTAATGGATAATGATTCTGAAGTCAATGCGGCTTTGGATATCCTTGCAGAATTTTGTTCACAAGCAAATCCACAGAATCACACAAATTTTAATTTACACTTTAATAACAAAGCAACTAATTCAGAAATCAAAGTATTACAAAACTATTTGTTACAGTGGAGTAAACTGCAAAAGTTTGATACTAAAATGTTCCGTATTCTACGTAACATTTTCAAATACGGTGATGCATTCTTTGTAAGAGATCCTGAAACTAAACGCTGGTTCCATGTTGATCCTGCAAAAGTTTCACGTATCATTGTAAATGAATCAGAAGGCAAAAAGCCAGAACAATACATTATTAAAGATATTAATTTTAACTTTAGAGATGCTATTGCAACAGATCCTTATATTACTTCAGGTAATGTAACAGGTGGTGGCAACACTTATGGTTCTACAGGTTATCAAGCCGGTGGTGCTCAAGGAATGGTAGGAAACACAGGTACTACTCAAGCAGGTTCAAGATTTACAACAGGGCAAAGAGAATATGCCATTGATGCAGAAAACGTAATTCATTTAAGTTTATCTGAAGGATTAGACAATAACTATCCATTTGGTAATTCATTGCTTGAAAGTATTTTTAAAGTTTATAAACAAAAAGAATTATTAGAAGATGCAATTATAATTTATAGAACACAAAGAGCGCCAGAGCGTAGAGTGTTTTATATTGACGTAGGTAATATGCCATCACACTTGGCTATGCAGTTTGTTGAAAGAGTTAAAACAGAAATACATCAAAGACGTATTCCTTCAAGCACAGGTGGTTCAACAAATGTTATTGATAGTGCATACAATCCATTATCAACAAACGAAGATTACTTCTTTCCACAAACAGCAGAAGGTAGAGGATCTAAAGTTGAAACACTACCAGGCGGTACTAACTTAGGTGAAATTGACGATTTAAAATACTTTACTAATAAACTTATTAGAGGTTTACGTATTCCAAGCAGTTACTTGCCAACAGCGGCACAAGACGAAGGACAAAGTCAGTATAATGATGGTAGAGTAGGTACAGCATACATTCAAGAATTAAGATTTAACAAATACTGTATGCGTTTACAAAATCTTGTTACAGAAGAATTTAATCAAGAATTTAAAAGATACTTGTTAGAAAAAGGTGTAAACATTGATATTAGTATGTTTGATCTTAAATTGCAAGAGCCAATGAACTTTGCAAGTTACAGACAATCAGAACTTGATAATGTACGTATTCCAACGTTTACACAGGTACAAGCAGTTCCATTCTTATCTAATCGTTATGCAATGAAACGTTTCTTAGGTTTAACTGATGAAGAAGTTGCTGAAAACGAAAGACTATGGCGTGAAGAAAATGATGAGAACTTAAAACCACTTCCAACTGATGCCGCAGGAGAGATGCGTGGTGTTGGTATCAGTGGCGCAGGCATAGGGGCAGACATGGGCGGAGCAGAAGATGTTGATCCAGAGGCTGAACCAGATCCAGTAGCAGGTGGAGACACTACACCACCAGACACAGCAACAGGTACTCCAC